CTTCTTACGAAAAGAATCGTAATAAGACTCCCACATCTTTAACTTATCTTCAGGCATGTCATATAAGTCTTCATATTGACTTACACTTTCAATATCAAAAAATAATAATTTATCTATATTAAACTTCATTAGTATGTTCTATTAATTGTTCAACTTCTTTTTGTTTATCATTTAAAATAGTCTTATAGAAAGACGCTCTAGTGTGTGTGACAGTATCTATATGATATTTGTCTTTAACAGTTTCATATAGATTATGTGACAATAACTCAACAAGAGTAGGATTTTCTTTTAACTTTTTCAAGGCTTTATACCAGTCCTTATGATTTTTAGAAGTGTCAATTAAAATAGCATTACCCTTTTCATTGATATTACCACCGTACTCAAATAAGTTTACACAATCAATCTGGTACGGTCCATAATTTTGTGCTATTAAAGCTTTTTTATGGAAACCCGACTCAATAACTTTTAACTGAGATTTTACTTTATTAAACATGTGTTCTTTAAGTGGTGACATCGATACATCAAATAGATTGTAATTTGATGCATAAGTAGTAATAGGTTTAGTCCAAACCCTACGATATAATTCATTTAAATTATTATAACGTTTATCACTACTTTCATCATATTTTTTTAATTGTTTTTGATAATCTTCTGGTAGTAAATTATATTCTTTAGTAAACATTTCTTCATATCTAGCCCATATACTTTCTTGTGGTTCTATTTTTCTTGTTCTTTGTTGACCAGTATTTCTATCTATTTCAGTTACATTACCTCTAGTATCAAAACCACACAACACCATTTGTGTGTCATTTTTATTTTCACCTAAAAATCTACTAACACTATCACCAATAATTTTTAAATCATGAAAATGTGAAGAACCGCCTAACCAACCAAAACGTAAAGTTTTTTCTGTATTTTCTGTGTTAGGTGTAAATTGTTTTTCGGAAGGGTCAATTGCGTTTGGTAAAACAATTACATTTTTATTTAAAACACTTATTTCTTTAGCGAAAATGGGTGTAGTAGTTGTTACGTAATTAACTCTTTTAATATTTTCTTTAATTTTTTGTGGTAAATTATCATTAATAATCATCTGATGTGCCGGATGTTCTTTCCCAGGTTCCCAATAATCATCTAAATCCATTATTGTTATAATACCCATCGAATGGATTTTATCTAAAATAGAAAACATATCTTCCATATAAACTTGTCTTAACATACCGTCTTTTATCATGGGTAATGTTCTATGGAAATGGACGATATCAAATTTTTTCAAAAAACTATCATCGTAACTAAAATTATCTGTACCAGCCGTAATAATTTCGATATAAAAATCATCATTATATAACTCCTGTAATTTCATGTGGGGTTCCACTGAACGAAATTTACTTAACTTACCCCCGTTCTATCTGAAGGAAAAACTAAAACGTTAATCTTCTGAACGGGGGCATTTATACTTTTTTTCATATTTATTTATAATTTTATAAATTATTTTATCATCAGAATTGTAATCTGATTCCCATATTATTTCTAAATTATAATTATTTTTTTTTGCTAAGTAAACTTTATTATTATCGTATTTCCATATTTGATTAGCCGTCTTTTTTTTAACTTTATTAAAAAAATTTTTATCGTAAATTTTTGGGTTACAGTGGAAAAAATCACCGTTAAATTCTATTAAAAGATTATACTTTGGAATTAAAATGTCATAATTTTTTTCTTCTACTTGGGACCATCTTTCAAATTTTATATTTAAAGAATTAAGTATTACCCATATTTCTTCTTCATATTTAGAGTGTTTTAACCCAGTTAACATTTTCCCTAATTTATGATTTTCTTTTATTTTATCAATAACATTATTTTTATTTATAATACCTTTTTATTAGAAACATCTTTAATATCACAAGGAAAAGTATAGTAAATAAAAAACCCGACTTAATGTCGGGTTTATTTTTTTAGTAAAAAATCAATCAATAGCCAACTCAAACTTACGTGTATAAGGATTATATACTTGTTGACTAATAATTAAACAATCTTCTTCTTGTTTAAGTGTTGTGTGATTTTTAGTTACTAGTTCACTTTTACCTTCAATGAAAAACGTTTCTGTCACATCATCCATTTGGATTACATTTTTTGATCCTTTAACAAAATGTCCTTCTGTGGAAGAAGGTGCTACATTTATTTTAACTTTTGTCTCCATATTTATTTTTTATTTTAAATTTACTAAATTTTATTTAATTAAAAAAGATTTTTTTAATACTCATATCTCATTTTTTTGAAATATTCATCCCCTGAAATAGTCACAGTATCTTGTATATCATTTTTAGTTAATTTATTATTTTTTAACATATAAGTACCTTCATCATCAAAAACAGTACTATATCTTTCACCTTGTCTCTGAATGTATTTTATATGGTTTTTTAATTTTTTTGGTATTCTATACAAACTCGCAATCGCGTCTTTAGCGTTTGTATATTTAGGTTCAACACCTAAAAAAAACATTCTATCCGTTGATGGACAATAACATCTAACAAAAGATATGTAAGTCGCATTTACAATGTCTCGTTCAAGAACTCCCATAAATAAAGTGTAAACACCTACATTGTTACTATTTGTTGTTCCTATCATAAATTTATCTTCTTTTTTATCCACATAGGTGTCAACTTCCTTTAAAACTTTTGTGAAAAAATCATACAAATATGTATCACCATGTAAATTTCTCATTATTGATATTAATAAAGATTTATCTTCTTCATTTTTAATATCCATGAATTCTTCAAATGTTAATGTTTTTTCTTTAATCTTTTTAATTTTTTTAAGTAATTCTAAATTCACATGTCTATTTTCTATGTAGTCACAAATAAATTTTGTTTCTTCAAATGAGTACCCCCATTCTACCGCAGGACCATGCATATTATGTAAATTATTATTTGAATCTAGATGTATTTTTTTAGGATATTTAGAAACAATACAGAAAAGTTCTGAAACTATTGTTGAATAGATATTAGAATCAGTGTATAATTCATCCCATAAATCTATTTTTTGATCTATTCCTGTTTTAACATTTAATTCATCTTTAATAAATTTATAAATAGAAAGTCTAGAATTAGATTCTAAATTTGAGGTATACAAATATTGAAGTTGGTCACTATATTTTTCAGATTTATTTTTTAAATCGTAAATTACTTGGTTTTCTATTTTACGTAATATATTAGAGGTTATATTATTTTCTAGACCATTTAATAAACTACCATATAATTTTGTTGTTAAACTTTTTAATAATTTCCTATTGTAAACAGCCATGTCATTTTCAAAATGACTATTTAATTTAGAAAAAAAGAAAGAACTTAATTTATTATATAACATTTCATTAATTAGTTCAGGATAAATAACACCATCTAATTTTTCATGCATTTTAAATTTTAACTGTGAGATTATTTTAGACTTTAAAGATATATCATAATCTGAAGTTAAACCATCAACATATTCTATTTCTTCATGACCCCACTCATATTGTTCCATATTGTTTATCATACAATAATTAAAATATAGAATGGGTAAAAAATATTTTTTATTTTTAATTATAAAATTGTACAATAATTGTGATTCATAAGGGTTTTCACAAACTAATACTATAGGTTTTTTAAAACCAGCGGATTCATAAGTCCAATTAATTAATTTTTCAGCATTTTCTTTACTGAAATTTTTATATCTACTACCGTCTAATGAATTTCTAACGTATTTATTGACGTAAGATTTGAATTTTGATTGGTTTTCCGATGTTAATTTGATTAAATTTTTCATTTTAATAAGTTTAATATTTTTAACTACAACAAATATAATTAAAAAATGTTATTAAACAACATAACAACATAACAATATAAAAAAATATAATAAATAAAAAACCCGACATTAAGTCGGGTTTGATATTACTTTTTTGGTGTTCCTTTGCTACCTTTGCAGCCACATCCTTTAGTTCTCATTTTAGTTTTATTTAATTGTTGTTATTATGTCCTTTTTGTTTTATTTGTTAAAACTTTTAACATTTTGACATTTTCTTGGATCATTTTTTTATCGAAATATTTTTCTACAATACTAGGTAAAGCTTTAGCTATTTCTTCAGCAATCATTTTTTTAATTACATGAGCATCAAAACCTTGTTGTGTTGGTCCTTTAACCATTTCAACTTTTGTATGTCTTTGTTCTGTTATAAAATCAAATTCATCATTCTCTGAATAATAATTTTCTTTTACTGAACTACCATAAGAAGGGTTTATTTCTTTTATATCTTCCTCATCTAAAGAAAACATACCTGGAGCATCAGGCTGTGGAATAGGGTTTTCCAACATGGCTTTTTGTATTTCAGGTGGTAATTTAGATTCTTTAACTCTTTGTTTATAAGTTTCTCCACCTACGTCTACTTTTTGTATTTTTGGTGTTTGTGAAACACTTTCACTCAAACCCGCTTGTCTACCACTAACATTAGCCTCTAATAATGAGGTATCTACATTATCATATTTTTTAGCTCTTTCGTCTATCGCTTTAGCTTTTTGTAATATAGCTTTTAATCTTGGATCCATAATTAAAATTGTGTTATTTTATAAACTCTTTTCATACTTTTATCACCAGTAGGGTTAAAAAGTGGTCTAGGTTGGTCAAAAGTTCCACCTAGTATCTGAAAACCTTCTATTCTATCAGCTCTAAAAGTTTTCCAACCAGGTTGTATTGTTTTAGTATCACCCCCAACTTGATATACCCTTATTATATCATTATCAGCTAAAGATAAACCATAACAATAAATCTCAACCCACCTTTGTCCTTTACCCCCTGGGTCTTCTTCGTCATCATAACGTAAACTAACAAGTCTACGTCTATTCATTGCATTCTCTATTTCAGACTTATTTGCAGCCTCTAATATAATACCTTCTAATAGAGAGTAAAGTTTCATTTTACCAATATTGTTCTCCAAAAGTAAAGTTGTAATAATTACTTCCTGCGGTTCCTGGTTTGTATTTGTTACCAGATGAATAAAGTAGTGCATTCTTTCTTTGTTCATCAATAAGGGTACCTACACCTCCACCCGGTGTAATTTCACCTCTACCATAGTCATCACCTGTATGCTGTGCATTAGGGTGTTGTGCATCATATTTTTGTCCATTAAGATTTTTATAAACATTAAAAGTAGTGTTTTGTTGTCTAGTAATTTCACCCTGAACTTTTAATGATGGTAATTGGTTTGTGACCCCACCACCCTCTGGGTTTAGTTCTTCTACTGAATCATTATCGGTTAGAACTGGTGCGATTGATTGTGCTGGTCCTGGCATAATTTTTTGTTTTTATCAAAAATTGTTATTAGGTTTTCTATTAACCTCATATTATAAATACCTTCTTGTCTTAAAATTTTATTTGTATCACTATCGTGATCTTCATTATCTATTCTAACGTTAGGTAATTCTATTTTATTTGAGGCACCTATATTATCCATAGAATCTTTAGTACCTTTAATTCTTTGTCTTGCGTCTGATAAAGTTTTTTCAACCCAGTTTTTCATTAAAGTACCACCATTCAATAAATAAGGTGTACTTTTCTTACTCCCCTGATAGTTATCAAAAAAATTTTTTATTAATTTTAATTGTTCATAACTAATACCATCTTTATCTATTAATTTTTTAAGTCTTTGGTGACCTTCTTCATTTTTAGCACCTTTATATGCGTTAAAAATTAAATTTAAATGGTTTTTAATTTTTTTATCAATATCAAAAGATTGTCCTTGTAATTCTGAATTAGCCATTACATAATTTTCTTTTTAAGTTCATTTTTATATTCAACAGGTATATCAGTCACGTCCATACTTAAAAGGTAATTTAACATGATAGCTTTTTCCTCACCAGTTGCTTCACCTTTTTCTATTAAATCTTTAAGATTTTGAACTTTTCTAATTAAAATGGGGTTTGTATCCCTTATAGTATCTATTTCTGGGATAGCATTTAATCTTAAATCACTTTTGGTTTTTTGGACAAACTCTTTATCAAAATCTTTTTTAGTAAAAATATCTTCAATTAAAGAATCCATCTTGTGTCTAGACACTTCATCCAAACTTACGTTTTTTTTAATTTTATTTTTTTTCTTTTTTGGTTTTGATTTAATTTCATCACCCTCTAATTCATCGTCTTCACCTAGATATGTAACCCTACCATAATTATTATATTGGTTCCAGCCATTTTGTCTAACCATTTGTATCCTATCGTCGGTGGTATACTTTGAGGATGTCATATTATCATCTTGATTAATAGGTTCATCACCTCTAATCTTAGCACCATTTTTACCTATAAACTCATTTAAAAATAAAATATTCATGAATTACTTTTCTTATAAATATCAGGTAATTCATGAATATTTAAAAGATTTAGAAATATTCCTTTTCAGTTTCTTCTTCCTCAAATCTATCTTTAACCATATAATCTGAAGAAATACCTCTCATTTTCCAAAAACGAATTTCTTCATCACTCATAGTCATTAATTCCTCCAAACTATCTTGGTCCCCTTCTTCTGAAGGTATTCCAGATACCAATTCTAATTCCGTTCTAGTAAAAAATTGTTTATCCGCAGGGTCTGTAATAAGTAAACTCTCTCTAATATGTGTATTAAATACAACTAATAACGGCTCTACTTTTTTATTAAAAGAATCTATATATTTTGGTACATTATACTCACCCTTCATATTAGGGTTTTTCTCCATCTCTTCTGAAGTAATCAAATAAGAATTAAAAACCAAAGTACCTTCAGGTGGATCATTTTTAGTTTTCTTAACTTGTATATCACCGTGTGATTTTTTATTTCCGTTATTTACGTAATAAACTTGATCCCCTAATTGTGGATCTAAACCTTCTTTAATTAAAAGTTCCATGTGTGCTTGTCTAGCCAAATCCTTACCATTCTTATCAGTACCTCTATTTAGATACTGTTTAATAGTCTTTTTAACTTTAGCTTTATTCGCTATATCTGCTAATGGTATATCTTTATTATAAATCTTTTCAAGGTATTCATTATAATAATCAACAAATTCTTTACCCTTACCATCTAATAACATTTTAATACCGTTATTCAAAAAAGTTTTAATGTATTTTTGAATCATTTTACCTTTAATAGTATTACCTGTTAATTTAATTTTACCATTTGGTTTTAAGGTTGCATAGTTTTTACGAGATAAATTAATTGTTGCTGGCCAAACCTCATCAATATCAAGACCCATTGCTTCATACATATATCGGTCATTATACTCCATTACATCGGCCTCAATACCTTTATATTCTTTACCCTTCTCAACAAATCTATGATAACCTCTACCAATGTAAGTATGGTTCTCAACCTCTTCATCATATGAGAAGTTTACACCATCTGTATCTAATACCAAAGGTTCGTACCCTCTTTCCATAAAAAATCTAATCATATGTCTAAGATATTGTCTACCAGTACAAGTAATAGTCTCACCAATATCAATATCACCCCAAGGAAAAATATAAGGAGCCGAAATAGAACCAAAAGCGGAGTTATTGAAAATTTTAATCGGTAATTGTTTTTTATCAAATTTACCGGCTAACTTTTCATCACCCTCTTCTTTATATTTGTTAGCCAAATATTTGTACTCATTACGTGTATCCAAAAGATATTTTAACATCGCTCTTAAGGCACCTGAAACATCTACTTCAGGGAAAACTTCATGTGTTAATTGTATAGAAGGGTAAAGTGAAGCGTAGTCAAATTTAGCGATATTTTTACTATACCCTAATTTCAAAAGACGAGATAATCCTCCCACAAAATCTCTTTTTGGTGATACGTCTGGTAAAGCTAAATTGTTTTCGTAAGACCATGCCATCATAAGTGTCTTCCACATTGTAGCTGTACCCATCGTAATAGACCTAATAAAGTTTGTTGGTACCAAAGCAGATGTTAAAAATCCTGCCTGAGCATAAATGTCGTCAACCTGTTCAGTTTCCCAAAGGTCATCATGAAGATATTCTTTAATTAAAAATTGTCCGTCAACAATTTCCCAAATGTCTTCATAACCTTTTATTATTTCACCATCAATTTCTTTGGGGTTGGGTTTTTCACCATCTAATGAATACCATTGTCCACTAGTTTTATTATAATAATATTTTTTATTTTCAGACCAAATCCTACCCAATTGGTTACCATCAACATAAACACGATTTGGTCTTTCTACTTTAGATTCTTTCGCAATATATTTCAAACCACCTTCTTGTAGATTAGAGTTCAAAGCCATGGCCTGTCTAACTCTATGGTAAGTGTCCATTACATTATAACCCCATAATTGAGTTTGTTCGTATTCTTCAGTTTCAGCACCCAACTTCAAACTAGCCTTTTTTCTAGATGCTTTAATCATTGGATGTTTAGTTTTTATAATGTCATCAGTACTCATACCTAAAAGTTGTGCCCGTCCAGGTATTAAAGTTTTTTTAACATCCATTTTTTTTGTTCTAGGATTTTTAAACTTTTCCTCTTCTGTTTTACCAATTAGATAAGTCCAGTCAAAGTTTTCTGAGTTATAACCTATGATTATTGTTGGTTCTAGTTCATGGATTATCTCAAAAAATTCTTTAATCATTTCCCTTTCACCTTCCTCACTATACTTACCATCTTCACCATAAGCAGTTAAAAGTTTCTGAAAACCACGATTATCTTTAACCCCAATCATAAAAGTATGACCTTCTGATGGGTCAAGACTTGTGGTCTCAATATCGAATGTTAACTTATGGACCTCAGTATAATCTTCATAACCCTTAAACAACCTTTTACCTGTTTGAATCATAAATTGTTCTACAGGGGGTAGAATTTGTATTAATCTTCTATCTCTATCCCAAGGGTCAATCCCACCTCTTTTAAAGAAATTAACTAAATCTCTATAAGTACCATTTGATTTAACCAAAAAATTAAAGCCTTCACCTAATCTTTCGTTATCACCTGTATTTAATTTATGTGTACTTATACCGTATTTTTTGGCCTCACGTTTTATAACATCTAGGTTATCACCATAAAAACCACTACCCCGTAATGATTTGGTCCAACAAAAAGGCGTGAATTTTTGTACTTTGACTTTTTTACCCTTATTAGGGTCATCGATAATTAAATAAACTTTGTTAGTTTCATCGATTGACCAATCATCTGTTTGGTCTAACTCAATGGAGACAATATATTTTTCAGGGTCATGTCCTTCTAAAAATAATTTAATGTCTTCAGGAGTTGCTTGTTTAATAGCATCTTTACTCATAATATATTTTTTGATTTTTGGTACGGGATAAATCTTAACCTCTCGTTATTATTAATAATGATTAATTATAATCACTATTATTTAAAAATTAAATAAGCCTTTTAGAATTCTTTCGGTAATTTAAACATTTTAGATTCTTCTTCTCTTCTTTTCTTTAACCCAGGATATTCATCAAATAGATTACTTGAAATATTTTTAATTTCTTCCTTAGCCTTTTCAAGTTCACCCCTTTTAACATATTGTATGAAATCACTCATTCGTAAATTATTAACACCATAATTATAGGCTATTGAAGCCATAGCATTATACATACCTTGTGTTATTCTAGGTTTTATATCTTCTAGTTCCCAGTCATCTAATATTTTATTAACACCTTTTGAGGCCTTTAACATATCATCATATAATAATTTTTCAGCTTGAGCACTTGTTATTGTAGTATGTTCTTTTTCGGGGTTATCTTTATCAAAAAGTATTATATCTTCATAATTAGGTACAAATGAATAATCACCACCAGTACTACCTTTTTTTGAGTTTGAGAAAACAGCGTGACCATAACCTGTTGTATATGCTCCATCACCTATGTCATAAAAATATAAAACAGGTTTGCCTTTTATACCTTCTTTCTTTTTTAAATGAGTAAAAAGTTCTTCACTTGGTTTTCTTATTTTTTCAACAACATCTTTTTTTATTTTTTCTGTTTTTTCTATTGGTGTTGTTTTTTCTATTTCAGAAGAAAAATTATTGTATAAATAATTTATTTCAGATAATGAAAGTATACCGATAAAAGAATAAAAAATATATTTTACAACTCTTTTTTTAAAATTAGAGGGTAAATCTTTTATTTCTTCCAATAAAGTTTTTATGTATTTTATAACATCATCTTTTGTTTTAACCCATCTCCTAGATTTTTTTAAATCTTCTTTTACTTTTTGAGTTAAATCCCAATGATAAGTAGGACTTGGTTCATCCTTAGTCCATTCACTTTCATCTTCATTTTCGTTGATTAATAAAAGATTATTAACAACTTTTTTTAAATAATATTTTGTTTCTAAAATATTATCATAGTGAATAGATTTATTAATCTCTTCTTTTATTATTAGTTTGATATCCATTACTTACTAGAATCTATTTTAGACTTTAGTTGGTTAATAAACTCCTCAGAGAATTTCTTTAAGAAAGAAACACCATCTTTCCCGAAATACATCAAACCTGATATGTTAGTGATACATTTATGACCACCAGAATTTGATTTAATCATATCCCACCCAGTAATAGTTATTGTTTTAAGAGCCTTTATTTCTCTTTGGTTTAATTCTGAATATGGTTTATCTAACACTTTCTTTAAAGCTTTTACCCATCTATTAACAGTATAACCTTCAGGAGAACCTTTAGGTGTAGTAGTTAAGCCATTAATACCGCCAAAAAAGTTTTTACCATTTATATCTGTTTTAGATAAAAAATTTAAAAAGTTATTTTTTAATTCAAAAAATTTATTTTTTCTTAATGTATGAACTTCTTCACTATTTTTTTCTTTACCGTATAACAGTATCTCATTAAAATTAATGGTATACAAAATTAATTTTGTTAAAAAATTTAAATCATCATATGTTTTTTTTGTTATAACTGATTTAATTTTATTGATAGCTAAATCATAATCACCTTTTTCATAATAGTCTGAAATTACTTTATATTTTTTACTAAGTTCTTCATCTGTCGTTGTAGTAGTAAGATCTAAATATTTTTTATTAAATAATTTAGAAATAGAGTTTTTTGTAAAATTAATTTGATCGTCTAAAGCTCTTGAAGCCCGATTAAAATTATTATCGTCTTCATAGTCTAACATATCATTAAATGCTATATCTGAATCAGTACCATAAATAGAAAGTAAGGCGTTATAATCAAAACCAACAGAGTCTTCGGTAAAATCTTTATTTTTTTCAGCAAAATATTTTATCGTATCAAAAGTCAGTATTTTATTATACAATTCATTTTTAAACTTATCTAAAACAACATCTTTCATTTTACCTAAATCAACACCTTTTAATTCTCTATTAGCCTTAAAAGGGTTACAGGAAGCTTGTAGTAAACCTAAAGGCCATGCTATAACAAAAAAGTTAGCATCAGGATATAATTTAAAAGGTACATATCTATCATAAGAACCTGGTTTAAACATTGAACCCCCACCATATTGAGATATTATCCCATATTCCTCATCATATTCTACATTACTATTTTCAGATTGTTTTTGAATATAATCTTCTAAATTTTGTTTCATTTCTACAGCTGAAGCATAACCCTCTTCTTTAGCTAATTTAACAATATTTAAATAAATGTTTAAAAGTGATGGGGTGGAATTTAAAACAAGTCTTTCTAAAAATTTTGGTTTATTTTTGTAGGCTAATAACAATTTATTTGTTACTAATGCCATAGCTATTTTATTATTAACAAACTCTTTTGTTTTATCTAATTTAAAAATGTAATTCATTACATCATCAGGTGTAATACCTAATCTTGCGTAGTCAGCACTATCTACTGTAGATATCATCATAATATCACTTGAAGGGAAAACATCTTGTGGTGATAATATTTGTGAAATAGTTTCTACATTTGAACGAGAATGTCTAAAAGATGTTGATGTACCCTTATCAACCCCCACCTGTGAATCATGGTGGTCTGTATGTATAACAAACATTGGTTTACCATGAGCAAAGTCAACCAACACCGGCATTATATCACCACTAGCATCAGGTTTTTTAATAGAAAATTCTTTATCTCCATATTGAATTATTTCCGCATCAACCGTTTTAATACCGTACTTTTCAAGGTAAGCTTTCATTGCTATAGCGGTGGTAACACCATCTAAATCTTGGTGAAAATAAATTTTAGCCTTTTTATATCTTTTAGCTAATTTATTTATATTTTGTATACCACTTTCTGATATAATTTGTTTAATAGAGTTTTCAGTAATAATCATTTTACTTATTTTCCAATAAATATCACTGATTTTGATTCAATTTAGATTTAAGTTGATTAATGTGATGATTTAAATACCAAGAGGCCTTATTTAAATCCTCCAATTCTTTATTAGGGTCTTTTTTTCCTGCTCTTGAAATGTACTTTACCGTGTTTCCCAAAGAAAACCCCAGTCCCCACGCATCAATAACTTTTATCGCTTCATATAAATTGTCTTCACCCCCATAATGTGTAGGATGGTTAACCTGTTCTTTTCTTGGTGGCGGTGGTGTATTTTTATAGTTCAAATCATTATTCTCCATTACTTTTGTTTTTAATTAAAAATACTTATATTTGTGGTAATAAAAAAGAGTGTATGAAACTAGAAAAAAATAAAAAATTAAATATCCTTGAAAAAATATCTCTTTGGTGGAGATTTGAGGGTAGGTATTACCATAGAGATTTTAAAAATGGTATTAAAAACCTTTGGAAGTGGTTTCCTGTTATATGGAAAGACCGTGACTGGGATGACCATTATATTTTTGAAGTTTTAAAGTTTAAACTTAATAAACAGGCAGATTATACTGGTGGTAGAGGGAATCACGTTAGTGCTAAAAGAGATGCTGAAATTATGCGTCTTGTTACTAAATTAATTAAATTACAACAAGATGAATTCTACGGTATGGAATATATGGATTACCATAACACTGATTATGACTTTGTTCCAACTGACTATAAAATTGATGGTAAAAAGTGTTTTGAAATGAAATCAACCCTAG